GATCGACCAGTACGTGCCGGTGCATCTGGTCGCCGTCGAGAAGAAGCAACCCTTTCGCTGCGGCGTGTGGCTGGTCAGCGAAGACACGCTGGCCATCGCCCAACGCGAAAACGAAGCCGCCATCCGATGGCTTCAGGTCTGCCACCAACGCGACCACTGGCCCACGGGATACGAGGAGGTGCGCGTGCTCGATGTGGCCTGATCCCCGGAACTATCCGGAAGTTCCGGATAGTTCCCGCAAGCATATCTCGCGCCCGTGCGGCTTGTGGCGAGTCCACCAAACGCGACGGCCACCCCACGGGCGCTTTTCGGCAGGGCCGGGCTGCCGGGGCCTCATAAGCCTCGGGACGCGGGTTCGACTCCCGCACCTGCCATTCCCAACTTCCCGGGGGCTGACCAGCGACTGAGGACATGAACCATGACCGCAAGACAGCCGGGAGTACCGACATGATTTGCAACCACCGAAAGAGCGACCCGCCGACCTCGGCGCTGGCCGGGCGAGAAATGGAGATCGGCGGCGCTGCGAAACAACAACGCGCCATGTGCCTGGCGGCGCTCGTGACGACGCCCGGAGCAACCGCCCGCGAGATCGAAGACCGCATCGGCATCAAGGCCCACAAGCGCCTGCCGGAACTGCGGGCTGACGCGCTGGTCTGCAACGGCCCGGCGCGCACCTGCCGCGTCAGCGGACGCCAGGCGCTGACCTGGTACGCCCACACCTGCGGCGCAACCCCGAACAACGGAGAACTGCTATGCCACTGATGGACTCACTGATCACCACGACCACGCCGTCGCCACCCAAGATGATCGTCTACGGGCAGCCGGGCGTCGGCAAGACCACATTCGCCGCATCGGCCGACGCGATCCTGATCGATTGCGAGAACGGGGCCGGGGCCGTGCGCGGGTTGAAACGCACGCCGTACCTGCAGTCCTGGCCGCAGATGCGCCAGTGGCTGGTCGAACTGGCGTCGTCGCCGCCGCCCCCGGACGATGACGTTTCGGCGCTGGCCATCGACACCATCGACTGGATGGTGCAGCGCATCGTCGAGCACGTCGTGCTGGACCTCGACGGCAAGGCCAAGGGCGACATCACCAACACGCTGGGCACCGCGCACGGCGGGTATTTCAAAGCCCGCGAGATCGTGCAGAACATCGTCTACCGCGATCTGCTGCCGATGCTCAACGCCGTGGCCGACTCTGGGCTCGCCATCATCCTGTTGGCCCACGCCGCCAACACCCGCATGACCGCGCCGGAAGGCTTCGACCTGCGACTGGCCGCGCCCGATCTGCCGCAGTGGATCGCGCCGCCGTTCATCGAGTGGGTTGACGCGGTGTTGTACGCCTCGCGCGACGGTGACCAGCGCACGCTGCTGACCGAGGGCACCAACGTCATTCTCGCAAAGAACCGCTATGGCCTGCCGCCGCAACTGTCGCTGTCGTGGCCGGCGCTGATGCAGGCGATGAACACCTCCCGCGACCAGTCGTCCGGGCCGGGCCTGCGCCTGGTCGGCGACACCGATTCCGACACCACCACCCACAACACGGAGAACTGACCCATGGCGAATCTCAACGGATTCAACGCGACCGAAGTCGAACCGACCACCAGTTTCGAGCCGCTCCCGGCGGGCAAGTACCTCGCCGCCATCACCGCCTCGGAAATGAAGCCCGTCAAGTCAGGCAACGGCAGCTACCTCGAGCTGACGTTCACAATCCTGGAGGGCGAGTACAAGAACCGCATCCTCTGGGCGCGGCTGAACCTCAACAACCCCAACGCCACGGCGGTGAAGATCTCGCGCAGCGAACTGTCGGCCATCTGCCACGCGGTCGGCGTCTTGCAGCCGCGCGACAGCGTGGACCTGCACAACCTGCCCCTGGTGATCACCGTCAAGCTCAAGAAGCGCGACGACACCGGGGAGCTGACCAACGAGATCAAGGGCTACGCCCGCAAGGACGCTGCCGGTGCCAACGGCCAGCAGCCCCAAGCACCGGTGGCCGACAACACCCCGCCGTGGAAGCGCTAAGGAGGCGAGCATCATGAACAACGACGACAAGACCTTCAATGAACGCGTCGTGAAGATCGTCGAGACCTGCGACGGCTCAGTGTCTCGCACCTTCTACTGCATCCACGATCCCGACTTCGGGCACTGGATGAGCCGCGAACCGTTCGACGGCCTGATCTGGACGAAGGACGTCAGATGCAGGCAGGAGTTCGCCAGTCGCGCCGCTGCCGAGGTGGAACTGGAGAGCTTTCTGGAATGGCGGCACGAGCAGGAAACCGCTGACGATCTCCTAGCCGACATTCCGTGGGATCGGGAGGCGGCATGACACTGACGCTTCCCTATCCGCCCAGCGTCAACCACTACTGGCGGCACTACCGGGGCCGGACGGTGATCAGCCGGGAGGGCCGGGCGTTTCGTGCGAGCGTCTGCGCCCTCCTGGCCCCCGCCCCCGGAATGAGCGGTCACGGCCCGCGCAAGCCGCCTTCCGGCGGGCGCGTCGCGCTGGACATGGATGCGTTCCCTCCCGACCGACGCCGGCGCGATCTGGACAACATCCAGAAGGCCGTGCTCGATTCGCTCGAACACGCTGGCGTCTACGAGGACGACAGTCAGATCGATCTGCTGCTCACCCGGCGCTGCGAGGTCACGCCAGGCGGACGGATCGAGGTGGGCGTTCACGACATGCCGCTGCGGCGCTGCCCACTCTGCGGCGGTGCGATCAACCCGGAGAACAACTGACCGATGACCAGGCAAGGACGCATCTACATCGCGGGACCGATGACCGGTCTGCCCGAACACAACTTCCCGGCATTCGACGCGGCGGCGCGCCGGCTGGAGAAGGACGGCTGGGAGGTCGTGAACCCGGCCGACAATTTCGGCGGGCGCACCAACCTGCCACGTGCCAGTTACCTGCGCGTCGACGTGTCGCTGCTTCTGCAATGCGACGCATTGGCGCTGCTGCCGTGTTGGGAAGATTCAATTGGGGCGCGGCTGGAGTACCTGCTCGCCCGCGAACTCGACCTGCCCATCTTCGACGCTGCGACCGGTGAGCCGGTCGCCGAGTTGCCGAGCGCCACAGTCAACGTCGACAGCGCCGTCAAGGTCGCGCCGGCGAATTCGCGCGAGGGCATTCTTGATGAGGCCACTCGCCTGACCACTGGCACGCGCCACAACGACTACGGCCATCCACGCGACGACTTCGTCCGCACCGCCTTGATGTGGACCGGCGTCCTTGCCGAGAAGCTCCGGCCCGGCTGTGAGGTCACGGCGATGGACGTGCCGCTGTGCATGATCGCGGTCAAGCTGGCCCGGCAGGCGCACCACCATAAGCGCGACAACCTTGTGGACGTTGCGGGCTATGCGCGTACAGCGAGCATGATCGCGGGAGAGGAATGATGGCTAAACGCAGCAGCAAGCCAACCAGAGCCAAGACGATGCTCGCCTTCGGCGACGTGCATATCCCGCACCAGAACGCGCGGGCGGTCGAGGTGTTCTGTCGCGCCGCCGAGCGCATCAAGCCCGACTTGATTGTGTGCCTCGGCGACCTGCTCGACTGCGGCCAGTTCTCCAGTCACCCGCCCACGTATGGCGTGGCCGAGAGCGACTACCAGGCGGATTTGATGACAGCGAACGCGCTCCTCGATCGCGTGCAGGCGTGTTGCGATCGGCTGGTCATGGTCGAAGGCAATCACGAGTACCGCATCGACCGTTGGGCGGCGCAGACCACCGAAGGCCGCGGCGCGTATTCGATGCTGGCACCTCGCATCCAACTGAGTCGAGGGCGCACCGGCTTCAAGTACGTGCGCTACGGCTCGGCGGACAGCCGCTACCCGCACCATGTCATCAATTCGCGCATCATCGCCGTGCACGGTTGGTCGCACGCGCGCCACGCGACGAAGAACCACCTGCAGATCAGCCAGGGCAAGAGCGTCATCCACGGGCACACGCACCGGGCCGACTCGAGCATCATCCAGAACATCTGGTCGCCTGGCCAGGTGATCCAGGCGCGTAGCGGCGGTTGCTTGTGCAAGCCGATCCCGCTTTACGGAACCGGCCGGCCCGTCGAATGGGTCAACGGCTTCATCCTCGGATACCTCGGCCGGCGCAGCGACACGCTCTACACCATCCCGATCATGGACGACCGCTGCATCCTCCCCGATGGCTCGGAGGTGGCGGCATGACGACGGCCGTTGCGCCTTCCAACGCGATCACGTTGCGTCCGTACCAGGCCGAGGCGATCGGCGCGGTGTACGAGCACCTGCGCACGCGCGATGACAATCCGTGTGTGGTTATCCCGACGGCAGGCGGCAAGACGCCGGTCATGGCGACGATCTGCCGCGATGCGGTGCAGAAGTGGGACGGCCGCGTGCTGATCCTGGCGCACGTGAAGGAACTGCTCGAGCAGGCCGTCGACAAGCTGCACGCGATGGCACCGGACCTGTGGCACCAGATCGGCGTCTATTCCGCGGGCCTGCGCAGCCGCGACACCGATCACTCGATCATCGTCGCCGGCATCCAGAGCGTGTACCGGCGCGCCGCCGAGCTCGACCGGTTCGACCTGATCCTGATCGACGAAGCGCACATGATCCCGCCGTCGGGCGACGGGATGTATCAGCAGTTCCTGAGCGACGCGAAGGTCGTCAACCCCAACGTGCGCCTGATCGGTCTGACGGCGACGCCGTACCGCATGACGACCGGCACGATCTGCTCGCCGGCACCGGACGGGCTGCTGAATCACGTCTGCTACGAGGTTGGTGTGCGTGAACTGATCGTCGATGGTTACCTGTGCCCGCTGAAGACCAGGGCGGGCAAGCGTAAAGCGGACTTCGCAGCGCTTCACCTGCGCGGCGGTGAGTTTATCGCCGGCGAAGTCGAGGCCTTGATGGACGACGACTCGCTGGTACGCTCGGCGTGCGCCGAGATCGTCAGCCACACGCAGGACCGCAACTCGGTGCTGATCTTCGCCGCCGGCGTGCAGCACGCTCTGCACGTGCAGCGCGTGCTCGGCGAGATCGGCCACGAGTGTGGGTTCGTCTGCGGCGACACGCTGCCTTTCGAGCGCACCGAGACGCTCGAGCGGTTCAAGGCGGGCGGGTCCGAGGGGTTGAAGTACCTGGTCAACGTGAACGTGCTGACGACTGGCTTCGACGCGCCGAACATCGATTGTGTGGCGATGCTGCGCCCGACGAACTCGCCGGGTCTCTATTACCAGATGGTCGGGAGGGGGTTCCGGTTGCATCCGTCGAAGGAGAACTGCCTGGTTCTCGACTTCGGCGGCAACATCCTGCGCCACGGCCCCGTTGACGCCCTTCAAATCAAGGACCCCAATTCCGGGGGTGGCGAAGCGCCGGCGAAGGAATGCCCGCAGTGCAACGCCCTCATCCACGCGGCCTATGCGGTCTGCCCGGAATGCGGGCACGAGTTTCCGCCGCCGAAGCGCGAGCAGCACGACCGGCAGGCGTCGACCGCCGGAATCATCTCCGGCGAGGTGACCGAAACCGAGTACGAGGTTCAGGACACCTACTACTCGGCCCATGTGAAACGCGATGCGCCCGAGGGGCACCCGCGCACGCTCCGCATCGATTACCGCGTCGGCTTCAACGACCACCGTAGCGAGTGGGTCTGCGTCGAGCACCCACTTGGCAGTTACGCCAGGCAGAAGGCCGAGGCATGGTGGAGGGCAAGGTCGAACGATCCATGCCCGACGGATGCCGATGAAGCGGTCGAGTTGGCCGAGGCAGGTGCGCTCGCGCCTGTTCACGCGATCACCGTGCGTCACGTGAGCGGCGAGAAATACGACCGCATCGTCGACTACCAGTTCGGCGACAAGCCGCCCGCTGTGACCGCCGGCGACCTGGCTGGAGACGAGCCGGACTATGTGCCCATCCCCGACGATGAGATTCCGTTCTGATGCTGGCTGACGCCGCCATGTCGTATCGAAGCGCGGGACTGTGTGTCCTGCCGGCCAAGCGCGCCGAGAAGCGCCCTGCTATCGGTGCGTGGAAGCGGTATCGTCAGACCCCGCCGACCGAAGCGGAAATGTCTGCGTGGTTCGCCAACGAGCAGGATGCCATCTGCATCCTCTGTGGCGCGGTATCAGGGAACACCGAGATCATCGACTTCGACGCCGGCGGCGAAATGTTCGCCGCGTGGTGGGACCGTGTGCCGGCCGAACTACGTGAGCGGCTCGTCGTCGAAATCACGCCCTCCGGCGGCTACCACGTGGCATACCGATGCGAGGCGGCGGTCAGCGGCAACCTGAAGCTGGCGCAACGCAAGGTGGACAACCAGATCGTCACGCTCATCGAGACGCGCGGCGAAGGCGGCCTCTTCCTGTGCGCGCCGACGATGGGGTACATCCTCGCGCACGGCGACCTGGCCGATCTGCCCGTGCTGAGCGAGGCCGAGCGTGACGCGCTGCTCCAGGCAGCGTGGGAGCTCAACGAGTATTTGCCCCCGGTGATGAATGGTCCGGCAACGGCAACAGGGCCAACACGTGGCCAGGTGTCGCGGCCCGTGGCGGGTGGCGTAGCCGATCGACCCGGCGACGACTTCAACGCACGTGGCGACGTGGGCGCACTGTTGGCCGAACACGGCTGGGTGCGGATCAAGGCCGCCGCCCCCGGAAGCGGCGGGAACGAATACTGGCGACGGCCCGGCAAGGCATCGGGCACATCTGCCACGCTCAAGGACGGCGTTTTCTACGTCTTCTCGTCGAACGCCGCGCCGTTCGAGCCGAATCGCGCTTACGCGCCGTTCGCTGTGTACGCGCTGCTCGAACACGGCGGTGACTTCGAGCAGGCGGCGCGGGCATTGCGGATCGACGGCTACGGCAGCGACGATGTGGTCGAGTCGTATCCCGGCGTCGACATCTCCGGCATCCTGGCGATGTCGTTCCCGTGCGATGACGATCATGTCGCCGAGGGGCGCCCCGACATCGTTGACCCCGGCCCGATCCCCGAGCACCTATTCCGGGTGCCGGGCCTCGTATCGGCGGTGATGGACTTCACGCTCGCCAACGCGCCTTACCCGAACGTCGGCCTGGCGTTCTGCGGCGCGCTGGCGCTGCAGTCGTACCTCTGCGGGCGGAAGGTTTGTGACCCCGGTGACCTGCGCCCCAACATCTATTTGCTCGCATTGGCCAGCAGTGGTACGGGCAAGGACTTTCCGCGCAAGGTCAACGCGCGAGCACTGTTCGAGATCGGCCACGTGGCCGCGCTCGGCGACAAGTTCGCCAGCGGCGAGGGCATCCAGGACGCACTCGCACGCACCAGCGCCATGCTGTTCCAGAACGACGAGATGGACGGCGTGCTGCGGCAGATCAACCTCGACCGCGAGAACAAGCGCGAGTCGATTCCCAACATCCTGCTCACGCTCTACACGTCGGCCAACGACGTCTATCCGATGCGCGTCAAGGCTGGGCAGAAGGAAGCGGCGCATATCGATCAGCCGCACCTGACACTGTTCGGCACAGCGACGCCGCAGTACTTCTATGAGTCGCTCTCGCAGCGCATGCTCACCAACGGCTTCTTCGCCCGCCTGATCATCGTGGACATCGGCAAGCGCGGCGAAGGCCAGACCCCTGGCAGCCCCCGGAACTTGCCCGAAGCGATTCTGCAGATCGCGCGGTGGTGGGGTGAGTTTCAACCTGGCAGCCGCCGCGCGAACCTGCTTGAACTTCATCCCGAGCCGCGCGTCGTGCCGTGGACCACCGAAGCAGAGGAAGCGTTCACGGCGCTGCAACGTCAGACGGAGAAGGAGTACGACGACGCGCACGAGCGCAACGACGAGGTGGCGCGTGTGGCGTGGTCGCGCACGCATGAGAACGCCAAGAAGCTGGCGCTGCTTCATGCGTGCAGTGAGAACCACGAGGACCCGGTCATCGCTCTTTCGGCGGTTGAGTGGGCGACGGCGTTCGCCATGCACCAGACCCGCCGCCAGCTCTTCCTGGCCACGAGCTACGTGGCCGAGAACCCGTTTCACGCCGAGTGCCTGAAGGTCGTGCGGAAACTGCGCGACGCGCCCGGTCAGCGCCTGTCGCACAGCGTGCTGCTGAAGCGCATGAAGACGAAGGCGAAGGACTTCCGTGATCTGATCGAAACGCTCGTCCAACGCGGCGAGGTGCAGATCGCCACGACGCCACGCGCCGGCAGCCCGGTCGTCGAGTATCAGCTCGCCGAGGGGGTGAAAGGTGGGTGAAACGAGGGTGAAACGTGGGGAAACCAGCCCTCGAAAAGGCGGTCAGGTTTCTCAGGATTCACCCTGGTTTCACCCCCAAAGGGTGAAACGTGAAACAGGCGTATGTATATGAAAAACAACAACTTCTTCTCTCCTTTCACTCTTTCACCCCCACGTCCTCGCGCGACGGTATTTGGGCCGTCTGCGCGCACGCGCGGGTGGGGTGAAACGAAACGAGAGAAACCAGACCCAGCCACACCCGTGTCGCCGACGTTGGCCCGTGTCGCGGCCGGCGCGGTGGGTGGTACGACGCTACCACCGCCGCCCCTCGCCAACAGGGGCGAACGTGGGCGAGATTCCCGGAATTCACAGTTCCCCACAATCTGCCAGTGTGGCAGTGGGGAACTTGGGCGGCATGGTTCCTTCCGGGGCCCAAGCGCAGGAGATCGCCGCGGGAACAGTCGCCAGCATAGGCAGAGTTTGTTTTGCGTGTCCGGTTTTCCACACGAACCCCAGCACATGGAGGTGCAACCATGACCCCGGGAAATGCGACCAAGACATTTGACGTAGAACTGCGACCCATCGACGCCATCAAGCCCTACGAGGCCAACCCTCGCATCAACGACGACGCGGTGGACGCCGTGGCGGCCAGCCTGACCGAGTTCGGGTTCCGCCAGCCGATCGTGATCGACGCCGACGGCGTGATCATCGTCGGCCACACGCGCTGGAAGGCGGCCAAGAAGTTGGGGCTGGCCAAGGTGCCGGTCCACGTCGCCACCGACCTGCCGCCGGAGAAGGTCAAGGCGTATCGCATCGCGGATAACCAGACCGCGACACTGGCCGAGTGGGACATGGACCTTCTGCCCATCGAGTTGAAGGACCTGCAGCAGGCCGAGTACGACCTGGGCCTGCTTGGCTTCGACGAGACCGAACTGGCCAAGATGCTCGACGGCGACGTAGCCGAAGGGCTGACCGACCCGGATTCGGTGCCCGAGCCGCCGGACGATCCGATCACGCAACGCGGCGACATCTGGGTGCTGGGTGATCACCGCCTCTTGTGCGGCGACAGCGGCAGCGTGGCGGATCTGGATCGACTGCTCGATTCCGCGGGCGGTCCGACCATCGACCTGGTTTCGATGGACCCCCCATATAACGTCCGCGTGGAACCGCGCAGCAACACGGCCATCGCGGCCGGCCTCAGCTCGTTCAACAACAAGAAGGCACAGCTGCACCACCAGGGCTTCGATGTCGGACGCGGCGTTGGCGACCCGGCGAAGGCGCGGAAGAAGATGCGGGCCAAGGACCGGCCGCTGGAGAACGACTTCGTCACGGCCGAGGCGTTCGACGAGATGCTCCTGGCGTGGTTCGGTAACGCATCGCGGGTGCTCAAGCCGGGCGGCTCGTTCTATATCTGGGGCGGGTACGCCAACCTCGGCAACTACCCAGCGCCGCTGAAGGCCGCAGGGCTGTACTTTTCGCAGGGCATCGTCTGGGACAAACAGCACCCGGTCTTGACGCGCAAGGATTTCATGGGCGCGTTTGAGATCTGCTTCTATGGATGGAAGGAAGGCGCGGGCCACCAGTTCTACGGCCCGAACAACGTGACCGACCTCTGGCACGTGAAGAAGGTTAACCCGCAGGCGATGGTCCACCTGACCGAGAAGCCCGTCGAACTGGCGGTGCGCTCGATTCAGTATTCCTCGCTGCCGGGCCAGAACGTGCTGGACCTGTTCGGTGGCAGCGGTTCGACGCTGGTCGGCTGTGAGCAGACGGGACGTCGGGCGTTCTTGATGGAATTCGACCAAGCCTACTGCGATGTGATTGTTGAGCGGTGGGAGAAGTTCACAGGGCGCAAAGCCGAACGGATTCCCGCGCCCGAAACTGACATGCCGGACAAAACCTCGGCCGACGTGGCCGAGGTGGAAGAGGTGGTGAATTGATGATCTCAGTACGGCAGTTCAGCCAGGAACGTGAACTCGATCATCGCGTCCTCATAGAGGAAGTTCGATGCGGGGTAGTTGCGCCGTCCCCGCGTCACAACGCATCCGCGTTCTTTCATGAATTCGAGCGCGACGTTGACCTGCGTGAAGGGCAGGTCGAGGGCCTTGGCCAGCGGGTCAAGCGTGACGCCCCCCGCGGCTCGCTCCTTGATCGCGTGGGCGACCTCTTCGTAAATCTCGCGCGTGCAGCGGTGCGTGTAGGTGCGCCCATCGGGGAAGATCACCTTCCGTTCGAGCACGCCATCGACCACGTCGAAGATCACGTTGCGGTCTCGGTGACGGGTCGCCATCGCTCACGCTCCCTTCTTGCCGGTGGCGCTGAGCGTGAAGCGACCGCGCTCGACCTTGGTGAACCGGGCGTCATCGCCCTTGTTCTGCGTCTCGCGCAAAATGGCCGAGTACAACGTGGCCCAAGGCGTGGCGGCGTCGCTGCTCCAGAGCTTCTTCGCCGTGACCTGCTCGACGATCTGCTTGCAGTTCATCGGCTCGTCTGCCTCGGCCAGTACCTGCACGGCCGCGTCGATGAGGCTGAGCTTCCTCGGCTTCTTCTCTTTCGGCGAGGCCTTCGCCTTCTTCTTGCCGCGCTTGGCGGCGGCGGCGCTCTCAGTCATGGCCCGCTCGCTGGCGGTCATGCCGTCGGCGCTGCTGGCCCGCTCGTCTCGGACGCGTGCGTTCTCCTGATCGGCCTTGTGCTTGGCGAGCAGCGCCTTGCGCTCGGCGGCGGTGAGTTTCTTCTTCGCCCGACTCCTCGGCACCACGATGCCTTCGGCGAGGTTGCCGTCCTTGATGGCCTTCGCGGCCTTGGCGGCGTCGCTGTCGTCGCGGTTGGCGGGTGTCGTGCTCGGGGCCTTCGCTGGGCCACGCAGCTTCTGTGCGCTTTTGATCCGAACCTTCCGGTTCGTTTTGAGGTTGGTCGCATCCCAGCCGCCGTCGCGGTTCTCCGCGTCGATGCGGACGGGCACGACCTTGTCCGTGATCTTGGCGCTGTAGACGCCGCCAATCTTGACCTGCTGCTTCTTCATGATGATGCTCCTTGTGAAAAGGTGTGGAAAGAAAAAGAGCCGGGCTCACAGTCCCAGCTCTTCGCACAGTGCGTTGTATTGGTCGGTGCCGAGCATCTCGACGAGGTGCTCGATGAACCATTGAATCTGCCGGTCGACGGCGGGGTTGTTCGTGCTGGCCGGTTGCAGCCAGGCGGCGATCGCGGCGACGGCCTCGGGGCTGAACTGCTCGCGGATGTGCTCGAAGAGTTCCGACTCGTCGTGTCCTTTAGGTTGCTTGGCCATGGTGTGGTCCTTTCGTGGTTAGCGGGCGGCGTTCATCAGCTCGATGAAGTCACCGATCAGCGTGTCGATGTCGTCGATGCCCTGGGCTTCGAGCATCGCTTCGAACTGCTCGCGGCACTCGCCGTCGGGGATGTGGCTGTCGGCGGTCTGAAAGGCGCGAAGCATCAGGAGCATCGTGGTCTTCGCGTTGTGGTGGTTGGTCTTCATGGTTCATTCCTTTCCGGTTCAGGCTTGGCAGGTGGCCTTGCCGCCAGTCGTGCGGACGCGGTGGGTTTCGATCCGAGCGGGGCATTTCGCGGCCCGAACGATCAGCTTGATGGTCACGGTGTCGTAGTCGGTGGGGCAGGCGTCGAAGACCTCGTACCAGCCGGTGGCGAACCAGATCACGTCGCCGGGCTTGAGGTCGTGCCAGTCGCGTTGGGTGCTGTTTTCGGCGTTGGGTCGTGCGTGCTTCTTCATGGCGTATCTCCTTGTTGCGGCTTGCGTTACACACACATTGAGCCAGCATTCCGCGTGAACATCAAGGCAATTAACCGCCTGTCCCAAAAGAACTTACAGATTCCCGCAAGCTTGCCCGGGGGCTAGAGATATGACCGCCGAAACACCGAAAATCACGGCCCTGACGCCTACCCAGGCGGCAAAAATCCTCGCCACCGCAGGCAGTCGCCGCATTACCGAGGTGATGGTCCGCGCCGACATTGAGGCCGGTGCGCCGACCAACCCCGCGAATACCGAGCCCCAGAATCCGATCACGATCAACCTGGTGCACTACACCGCCTGGCTTGTACGGGAGGCGGCACATGGCGATTGACCCGCGCAAACTGCGCCCGTCGGTACTGACGCGAATGCTGAACTCCACGCCGCTGGGCGAGGTGATCAGCGAGCGCCAGCTGCGCCGGCACCGCAATCGCGCGGGCTACCGCATCGGCGACGAGAAGCACGTCGACCTGCTGCGTTACGCCGCGTGGTTGGTGTGGCAGCGCCACGACCCATCCGGGGACGGACCGGACAAACAGCCCGCCGATTACGAGGCGTTGAAGGAAGCCGCCCGCGCTCGCAACGCAGAGTTGTCGGCCATCGGCCGGGACATCGGCGACATCCCCGAGGTGGTCGATCCACAGCGCAAGGCGCGGGCGCGCGATGACTTTCGATTCTTCTGTGAGACCTACTTCCCCGAAACCTTCTGCCTGCCTTGGTCGGATGACCACCTGAAGGTGATCGCCAAGATCGAGACGGCGGTATTACGCGGCGGGCTGTTCGCCATGGCTATGCCGCGCGGCAGCGGCAAGACCACGCTGGCCGAGACGGCTTGCATCTGGGCGATGCTCACCGGCGCGCGAGAGTTCGTCTGCCTGATCGGCTCCGACGCAGGGCACGCCCGCAACATGCTCGAGAGCATCAAGGTCGAGTTCGAGACCAACGAGCACCTGTTGGAAGACTACCCCGAGGCGGTCTACCCGATCCACGCGCTTGAGCGCATCCACAACCGCGCCAAAGGTCAGCTCTGCAACGGCAAGCACACGCGAATTGTCTGGACGGCCGACGAGATCGTCCTGCC